AATGAAACTATCTTTAGACCAATGTTTAACACAGCAGAAGAAATGCAAAGTTTTGTTGATGAGTTTCAAAAGAACAAAGTAGCGATTGATGTGGTGGCAAAAGGTGGACCTGCTCCAAGTGATGAAGCTATCAAAGCAATGAACATCGCTATTGCGAAAGAAAAGAAAATGTTGGAAGATTTAAACATTGGACTGAGTGAAGGTGCAATGAAACAATTATTCCCGAATGTACCATTTAAAAACAGAGAAGAATGGGGCGATATATTAGTCAAAAGAGATCTAGCAGAGGCGGCTCAACGATTGTTTATGGACAAAGTAGATGGCGCTGCAGAATGGTACGCTGTATCTCCTGCTGATCTTATAAAAAACCGTTATGCAAGTGCTGGTTTAAATAAAGGGGGCACAAATACTCCTTTAGCGGAAAGACAGGCAGCAAAAGAACGAGGCGTAAAATTAAAAGGTATCGGCGTTGAAGAGTTTTATGGAGGACCAAATAGCGTTGATACTAAAGGTAAACACTATACGTCAAGTTTAGAAAAGTCACTAAAACGTGCGGCTAAAGAAAATAACTCTGAGTTTAAGATTATTGAGGTCGACGGTGTGGGTAAAGTTTTTGCTATAAAATTAACACCAGAGATGCTACTACCACATAAAACTCATAGAAAAGACGGAGGAATGGTGTATACTCCAGAAATAATTGATATATTTGAGGCAGCATAATGGCAGTAGAAAAACCAATAGGATTTATACCAGAACAAGAACAAGCTATCGAACAAATGGTAGAGATAGAAGGCAATGCGTTTGCTGATGATCTAGCACCTAATGTTGAAATGATGGAAGACGGCTCTGCTCTTATTGGTGAGCAAGAACAAGTTGTTACACCATCTTTTGATATGAACATTGCAGAGGTTTTAGATGAAGATACTCTTAGCCTTATATCTAGTGAGTTACGTCAAGCATTTGAAGATGATAAAGCATCAAGGAAAGATTGGGAAGAAACATATAAAAAAGGATTAGATCTTCTTGGATTTAAATACACAGAAAGATCACAACCTTTTCAAGGTGCGAGTTCCGTGACACATCCTATGTTGTCCGAAGCAATTACACAATTTCAAGCACAAGCGTATAAAGAATTATTACCAAGTGGTGGCCCTGTAAACACACAGATTTTGGGAAACACTTCAACACAAAAAGAAGAACAAGCTCAACGTATTAAAGATTTCATGAACTATCAGATTACGTATGAGATGGAAGAATATGATCCCGATATGGATTCATTATTATTTTATCTACCACTATCGGGTTCTGCTTTTAAAAAAGTTTACTATGATGATGGAATGGGAAGAGCTGTATCTAAATTTGTACCAAGTGATGATTTGTATGTACCTTATCAAACAACAGACTTTCCTTCTTGCGAAAGAATAACTCACGTTATTAGAAGAACAAAAAATGATATAACAAAAATGCAAGTAGCTGGAATGTACAGAGATGTAAATCTATCTGTTATTGATAATGAAACAGCACTGCAAGAAAAAGAAGCAACCCTATCTGGTATTAAAAAAAGTTATCATGATGAGGACTATCAATTATTAGAAATGCACGTAGATTTAAATATTGAAGGTATTGACAGTGAAGATGGAATTAAAGTTCCTTATATTGTTACTATTGATGAAGGGTCTTCTAACATTTTATCTATTTACAGAAACTACGAAGCAGAAGACGATAGAAAAAGAAAACGTCAGTATTTTGTTCATTATAAATTTTTACCTGGTTTTAGTTTTTATGGCTTTGGTCTTATTCACATGCTGGGTGGTTTATCAAGAACGGCAACTGCTGCACTTAGACAATTACTGGATGCAGGAACATTATCTAACTTACCCGCTGGTTTTAAAGCTAGAGGACTTAGAGTTGCAGACGATGATACTCCTTTACAGCCAGGAGAGTTTAGAGATGTAGATGCGCCAGGTGGTAGTTTACGTGAAGGTTTAGTGCCTTTACCATACAAAGAACCAAGTGGTACATTATTTCAACTACTAGGTTTTTGTGTAGAAGCAGGATCTAGATTCGCTGCTGTCGCTGATCAAAAAGTAGGAGATGCAGCTCAAGCAGGAGCACCTGTTGGAACAACAATGGCGTTAATGGAACGTGGTGCGCGAGTCATGAGTGCTATACACAAGAGACTACACTACGCACAAAAAATAGAATTTAAGTTATTAGCTAAGATTTTTGCAGAATCTTTAGATCCACAGTATCCGTATGAAGTTGGTACTGATCAAATACAAGGTTTAAAACAATCTGATTTTTCACCTGAAATTGATATTATTCCTGTATCTGATCCAAATATCTTTTCTATGGCACAACGTGTTACGTTGGCACAAACACAATTACAATTAGCTCAAGCTGACCCTGCTGCACATAATATGTATGAAGCATATAGAAGAATGTATCAAGCTTTAGGTGTAAAAGATATTGATGTACTTTTACCTGTTCCTTCAGAACCTCAACCAATGGACCCTGGAACGGAAAATGGAGCAGCCTTAACGGGGCAATCACTTGTAGCATTTAGAGGACAAAATCATAATGCTCACCTTGATGCTCATAGAGCGTTAATGTCGTCATTTTTAGTAAAAACTAATCCTCAAGTCATGGCTATTTTACAAGCTCATATCATGGATCATGTTAGTATTCAGGCAAGGGAAGAAGTTGAGGAAGAATCTAAACCTGAAATAGAACAAATAACAGCTCAATATGGTGGTCAACTACCAGAAGAGTTACAATTACAAGTTCAAGAACGTATTGAAAGTCAAGTTGCAGAAAAAATAGCAGAAATGACAGATGAAATGGTTCAAGAAGAGGCTGAAGTGGTACAAGAAATGAATGAAGATCCACTTGTAGGGCTAAAACAACAAGAAATTAACCTTAGAGCACAAGATATACAAAGAAAAGCAATGCTTGATGAGGCTCAAGTAGGTATTGATGAGAAAAAACTACGTCAAACAGCTAAAATAGCGCAAGATAGAATAGATTCACAAGAAGATATCGCACAATTACGTGCAAATGTTAATTTATCTAAACAAAATCAAAATAATGCAAAACGCAACAGATAAATTACAGGAATATTTTAACGAGTTGATGAATTTTTCCGACACAGCAGTTACAAGTCAGGAAGAACAGATACTTTTAGCGGGTGCAATGATGGGTGTAGCAAAAATGCTGTACCATAACAATCTTACCGAGCAAGAATATGATAAAATTATGAATCATAATGGAAGAGACTTGCTAAATCTTATAAAACCCACTATACATTAACTATTATGAGCACAGTAGAAAAAGTAACAGACACTCTTGGTAAAATTAAAGCAATGTTATCAGAGAGTGGAGAGTTTCAAGGTAGAGATAGAATAACGTCAGCAAAACAACTTAGTGAGATGTTAAAAAGAAGATATGATGCGATGCCCGAAGACGATAAAAAAACTTTAAAGAAAAGAGTAAACAGTAGTTTAGCAAATCTTAAAAATATTTTAAAAAAACCTGACAAACCTAATCTTAAAAATAGAGCTAAAGGTGGTTCAATAAGCAAATTAAAAGCAGGTGGATTTCCTGATCTATCAGGCGATGGTAAAATTACAAAAAAAGATGTTCTCATGGGCCGTGGTGTTGTTAAAAAACAAAGAGGCGGAGAAGTAAATGGTTTAAAAAAAATGGGCATGAAAGTAGGTGGTCTAGCAGGTAGACTGGCTCAACGTGGCTATGGAAAGGCAAGAAGATGAAGTTTAAAAATGCAAAAATGACAAAAGTTCCTAGTAAAAACCCTTTTCCAAATCCTGTTGTGGCATCAGATGCTGCAGTGACTTTTTCTCCTTTTGTTGTGAAAAAGAATAAAGGAGCTGGACCTAAAGGACAAACTAGCAACATGCAAATTAAAAAAGTAGCATTTAAAGGCGTAAAATAGTATAATCCTCAACTTAACAAAGGAGGTTTTATGAACCTATTAAAAGATCTATGGTCACACATTAAAGAGTGGAGTG